AAACAATTCGGGGAACCAGGATTCTACTTCGTAGAGTCAAAAGAACATACAACTAATCCATGTGTTGAGATTGGAATGTATCCTCAGATAAATGGTAAGTCTGGATGGCAAGGATGTAACTTAACTGAGATTAATGGTGGTAAATGTTCTACAAAAGAGGAATTCTTTAAGGCTTGTAGAGCTGGTTCTATACTAGGAACACTACAAGCTGGATATACTAATTTTAAATACCTAGACAATACTTCAAAGAAAATATTTGAAAGGGAAGCATTGCTAGGTGTATCAGTAACAGGATGGATGAATAATCCAGATGTATTACTTGACGCTGATATACAAAGAGAAGGAGCTGAAATTGTTAAGAAAGTTAATAAGGAAGTTGCTGCACTTATTGGAATCAATCCCGCGGCCAGGACCACGTGTGTTAAGCCTAGTGGAAACGCTTCAGTCTTATTGGAGACGGCTAGTGGTATCCATGCCGAGCATAGTCCTCGCTATCTACGCCATATTCAGTTAAATAAAGAAACAGAAGTAGCTCAACTAATAGCTAATACAAATCCATATATGGTTGAAGAAGGAGTATGGTCTGCTAATCAAACAGATTACTGTGTAGCATTTCCTATTATATCACCAGAAGGATCATTGTATAGACAAGAATTATATGGAACAGATCTATTAGAAAAAGTAAAACTTGTCCAACAGAATTGGGTAGAAGCAGGCACTAATGAAGAATTGTGTGCAGATCCTACATTACGTCATAATGTTTCTAATACTGTAACTGTACAATCCCATCAATGGAACCAAGTGGAAGATTATGTATTTGAAAATAGACACTCATTCGCAGGAATTAGTTTTCTTGCAGGAACAGGAGATAAAGATTATGCGCAGGCGCCTATGACAGAAGTTTTAACTGAAAATGAAATAGTTACTAAATACGGGAAAGCAGCATTGTTTGCTGCAGGTCTTATTGTAGATACACGTAAGGCTGGATTTAGAGATTTGTGGGAAGCTACTATGATTGCTACTATGGACGAGCAACATAGAGGTGAAATTTCAGATATGAGATCAGAATGGATTAGACGATTTAATAAATTTGCTAAAAATTATTTTATGGATGATACAAGTGAGACTGCTAATTGTTTGAAAGATGTTTTCTTGCTTCACAAGTGGACAAAGATACAACAGAATTTAACTCCAATAGATTTTGTATCTCAGCTTGATGAAAAAAGATTTACAGAGATAGATACAATGGGCGCTGTAGCATGTCAAGGTGGTGAATGCGAAATAACTTTCTAAGGGGAAACACTTGCTTGATCCAGAAGATACCTATGACTATCACGTAACTTGTCAATTCTGTGATATTGAGGTTGAAGTATACATTGCTGATTCTGAACCTCCACTCTTTTGTCCAATGTGTGGTGAACAAGTAGATTACCACCAATTTGATGAAGAACAAACACCAGAGGAAGAGGAGGAAGATTACTATGATGAGGACTGATTTTACATGGGCGGATGCAACGTTCTGTGCTAAATTATCTATGCATGCATATCAAGACGAAGCAGGTTTTAAAAAAGCTATCAAACCAGGAAAGAAATGGAAAGTCAAATTCTTTGACTTTGGAGGAACTCAGGCATATGCTTTAAACAGTAAAAATGAATACATTTTAGTATTTCGTGGAACAGAACCAACACAATGGGCTGACATAAAATCAGACTTAAAGTTTAGAAAAGTAACATCATTAGATGTTGATGGTAAATCTGAAGGTAGAGTTCATAGAGGATTCAAAGCTGCGTTAGATATGGTTTGGGATGATATCATTGCACATATGGTAGAATGTAAAGCAAGTAATAAAGATATTACTATTACAGGTCATAGTCTTGGAGCAGCTCTCGCAACTCTTGTTGCTGGTAGACTAAACAATCCAAATGTAGTATTATATACTTATGGATCTCCTCGAGTTGCAACTAATAAATGGAATAAATGTCAAAAATTTACACATTATAGATTTAGAAATAATAATGATATTGTAACACGTGTACCTCCTAGATGGTTAGGATTCAAGCATAATGGTGAAATAGAATATTTTGATTATAAAGGAATGTATAATACTGGATCTGGTTCTTGGTATATGTTCAACAATTGGATGATGGGAATGTATAGAGGCTGGTTTTCTTTAGCTGGATGGGATAGTTTTAGTGATCACGATATCTCGTCTTACTATAAATTATGTAGGAGTCAAATGATAGACAATGAATGATAATTGTACTTTCCCTTCTACGGGATTGACAATTACTCCACAAGGTCAACTTACATCATGTTGTAATATGAAAAAGACTGGTCACCCCAGTCGTTGGAGTTTTGGTCATCTATCAGAAGTAACAAATCTTCAAGATCATTTTTATTTTAGTGATGAGAAGGCAGATTGGGATGAAAACTTTGCTGACGGTTGGCAAAAGTTTGATCAATGTGTAGACTGTCTAGGTGGGCAGAAACATTATAAACTATCTCAAGAATTTAAACCAGAAAATGGTCTTCAATATTTAGAATTTAGTACGAGTAATGTATGCAACCAAAGTTGTGTTATGTGCTCAAGTTTCTTTAGTTCTAAATGGAAAAAGATGGAACCATTATTCAATAGGAAAGTATCTAATCCCTATTCATTTACTGATGAAGACATAGATAAAATTATTACAGTTTTACCAACTGTCCGTAAATTAGTTTTAAAGGGTGGAGAACCATTTGCTGATCAAAAAAATCTTAGATTACTAAAAGAACTTACTAGAGTTAATCCACAGTGTGAACTCGACGTAATAACAAATGGTCAAAATGTTTCTCAACAATTTTTAGAAGCATTAGAACATCATGCAAGATATCCTGACAATGTTAACATTGCTGTTAGTATAGATGGACTTGGTGAACGATACAATTGGATTAGAGGTGGTGACTTTGATAAAACAATTGAAACGGTTCAAAATATATCTCGTGCTATAAAAAAACGTTGCTTGATAATTCCAACAGTTTCTATCTATAATTTTTTTCATATGAAAGAATTGTGGGATTGGGCAAACGATCAGGAATACCTTTCAATAGATATCTACAAATGGCCAAACAGTGTTACTAATTATCCTACGTGGACAAACGTAGAAAATCTATTAACCCAAGAAGAAATTGATGAAGGTATACAATCGCAATTTAGTATGGTCAATAGAGATATAAGTTTAATAACAAATATGAGGAGCAACAAGAATGAAAAAGATATCTCAGAACATAAAAAATATACAGAAGTAATGAATAAAATTAGAGGTTTTGATATATATACCCTTTAAAGAAAACATACGGAAAGGTAAAGAAAGTGACGCAACTAATCAATCCAAAAGACTTTACCAAAGTGACAGGCCTTCTAAGGTCTTTTTTTTTGGCCAAAGGTTTCCAAGAAGTACACACTCAAAACAGATTAAGTATTTTAGCAGCATGTGAAGATCCAGAGACAGTATCAACATATAACTACAATGGTCAAATATGGCCACTGCCTCAAACAGGACAAATGTGGTTAGAATATGAACTATTAACCAAGCCAGAAGTTCCTGGCTTTTTTTGTGTCTCAACATCATATAGACAAGAACCTAATCCTGTAGAAGGAAGACACTTAACAATCTTTCCTATGTTTGAATTTGAATCACATGGTACGTTTGATTATCTATTAGCAATGGAAGCTGAGTTGTTAACACATTTAAAACTTCCAGCTCCAATGGTAAAAGATTATGATACTTGGTGTGAATATTATAAAACAGATGAACTTGATAATGACCATGAAGCAAAAATGGGAGAAGAGTTTGGATCTGCAATGATAATTAATTTTCCAAATAAGACATCACCTTTTTGGAATATGTCTCAAAACAAAGCAGGAACTCATGCAAAGAAAAGTGATGTAATACTTGGAGGAATGGAAACAATAGGATCAGCTGAAAGAAGTTGTAGTCCACATGAAATGAGACATATGTTTGGTAACATATCAGATGGTGGTTATGCAAATCTTTTATATGAGCTTTTTGGACAACAAAGAGTTAATGATGAAATGGATGAGTTTCTAAGACATAAGTTTATACCTCGATTTGGTGGAGGTATAGGAATTACTAGACTAATAAGCGCAATGGAGAATTTATGAGCGAACAACAATTGAAGAAATATATAGATCTTCTTCGCAGAATTTTAAATGTGAAGTAATAGTTTGGGGTGGCGGAATCGGTAGACGCGGTGCACTGTTTATGCATTGTCCGGGCGGACGTGGTGGTTCGAATCCACCCCCCAAAGCCATTATATATAAAGTATGTGGTTTTATAATGATAAAGAGTTTGATTTAACACCAGAACAATATCAAGGTTTTGTTTATATGATAACTGAACTTGATACTGGTAAGAAGTATATAGGTAAAAAATTCTTTTGGAAACCTAAAACATTACCTAAGACAAAGTCAAGAAAAAGAAGGATTAAAACTCGGACAGAGTCTGACTGGAAAGACTATTATGGTAGTAATAAATTGGTTCAACAATTAGTTGAAAATAAAGGTAAAGATAAATACAGAAGAGAAATTTTAAAATTATGTAAGACTAAAGGTGAATGTTCTTATTATGAGGCTAAATACCAATTTAAATATGATGTCCTATTATCGGATGAATACTATAACGAGTTAATATCTTGTAAAATTCATAGCAAACATCTGGGGAGATAAACAAATGCAAATGAGTTCACAATTAATAAAAGCAGCTAGAATGCATGCGGAAGGTGAGTTAGAAAGAGCAAAAACTAATGTTTTAGTTTATATGCAACAAAGTGTTGGTATTGGCGAACACAGTGATATAGTAGAAGCAATACAAAAAGAACTAGATACTATGGCGGTCGCTGAGGATCGTATCAGTATGTTGGAGCAACATTTTAGTGATTATTCCGGTTAAACTTACAGATGCTGCAGAACAATATTTAAAGTCCGTTGGTGACCCCAACGTGTCTTTATCTATTACAGGTGGAGGATGTACTGGATTCAAATATGAATGGGGTACAACTGATCAAACACCAACTGTTAGCAATCTATGGGTTGATCCTATGGCTGAAATGTACATTATTGGTTGTACAATAGATTATGTAAAAGAATTAGGAGGTTCGTATCTAAAAGTTACGAACCCCAACGCAACTGCACAGTGTGGATGTGGAGAAAGTTTTGGAGTATAATGAGATATGGCAAATGCAAAGATTAGTGATAATACAGTAGTCGCAACTCCTTTAAGAAATATAATAAGTTTGATTGCAGCTGCTGCAATAGGAACGTGGGCCTATTTTGGTGTGATTGAAAGACTAAATCAGATTGAAACTAATATTACATTAATGAGTACTGATTTAAAAGAGAATACAGAATTTAGAATAAAGTGGCCACGAGGGGAAATGGGTAGCTTACCCGCAGACAGTGAACAGTTTATGTTAATAGAACATATAGCTGGTCAGCTAGAAAAATTGGCTGAGGATATAGAAAGCGGTAATGCTCCTTACGATCAACAACAAAAACTCACTTTAGAATTCTTCGAAAAAAGGATAAGTAAATTAGAAGAAAGGATAGATGAGTTAAAGAACGGGAAATAGCAAATGTTAGAGATATTTAAAGGATTCATCTTATTTCTATTTGTGGATGGGACACCTATAGAATATTCACCTAAAGATTCATTATCTGATTGTTTGAAAACCAAAAGAGAAATTGCTAGAAATATTGGTGAGAGTAATAGATACTCATGTGGACAAGGTCAAATAAAAATGCAAGACATTAATGGGAAAATGCAACCAGTTGAATTAATAGAAGGGGGATAATATGCATGAAAAAAAATGTAAAAGATGTGGTCACAAATGCCACTGTAATGATGTAAACTGTAGTGAGTGTGTCAATGATGTTTGTGTACAGTGTGATTGCGAACCAGAAAATATGAGGGATTAATCATGCATGAATACAAATGTAAAATATTAAGAGTTGTAGATGGCGACACAGTAGATGTTGACATTGACCTAGGTTTTGGGGTATGGTTACATAAAGAACGTGTTCGAATGATGGGTATAGATACACCAGAGTCAAGAACTTCTGATAAAGAAGAAAAAGTATATGGTATGCTTTCTAAAAATTTTGTAAAAGACACACTCCCTATAGGCTCTATGCAGATATTAAGAACTCATAAAGATAAGACTGGAAAGTTTGGTAGAATACTTGGAGATTTTTTAATAGAAGATAAAAGTCTTGGAGATATAATGGTTGACAAATCATTAGCAGTGAGGTATAATGGTGAGAACAAAGACGAGATGGGTCCTGCTCATCTAGCTAATAGAAATACATTATTACATGAGGGAATAGTAACACCGGATGATTTTACTTGATTATAATGCAATTGCAATATCTAATGTTGTAACTCAAAAACTTGATATAGATGAAAACTTAATTAGACATATGATACTTAATAGTATTCGTATGTATCGTTCTAAACATAAAGAGAAGTATGGTGAAATTGTTGTCTGTACAGATGGTAAACGCAATTGGCGACGTGATATTTTTACCCACTACAAGTTCAAAAGAAAAGATGCAAGAAAACAATCGTCCATGGATTGGAATGAATTGTTTCGTATCACGAATATGGTATTGGAAGAAATCAAAGAAAACTTTGGATATAAAGTAGTTGAGGTTGATGAAGTAGAAGCAGATGATATCATAGCAGCCCTTTGTAGATATTCTAATGAAGAGTTTGGCAAATATGAACCTATATTAATTGTTTCCTCAGATAAAGATTTTGTTCAATTGCAAACATATGGTAATGTAGATCAATATTCTCCAATGAAGAAAAAATTTATAAAAGAACAAAATCCTCGTGCTCAATTACAAGAATTAATTATGAGAGGTGATACTTCTGATGGAGTTCCAAATGTATTATCTAATGATGATGTCTTTGTAGAAGGTATTAGACAGACTCCTTTGTCCGCAAAGAAAATGAGTGATATGATTAATCGATTAGATGAAGTTACAATCAATCTTACTAATGTACCTGAATGGTATCGTAACTATCTTAGAAATAGAAAACTAATTGATCTTTCTCAAACACCAGAACCCCTGGTTGAAAAAATTATAAGTAATTATGAAAACCAAGATCCTTGGGAAAACAAAGGAAAAGTGTTTCCATACCTTGTTGAAAAAAAATGTAGATTATTACTAGAAAGTGTAGGAGATTTTGTTTAATGGCAACTAATAAAATGACTGTGTTAGATGGATTATATGTCCATGAAGTATTTGACAATTTTGTTGAAGCAAAAACTAAAAAAGAGAAAATAAAAATCTTGCAAGAGAATAATCATCATGCTGTAAGAGATATTATTAGAGGTGGCATGGATCCTAAAATTGTTTTTTTACTTCCAAAAGGTAAACCTCCTTATCAAGCAGCACGACCTGAAAGTGCACCATCTAATCTTATTAAAAGAAACACAGACTTCAACTACTTTATTAAAAGTGGCCAAGGAGATAATATGTCTGCGGTTAAAAGAGAAAGTATGTTCATTAATTTATTAGAATCCATCCATCCTGCTGATGCTGAACTAGTACTAAATATGGTTGAAAAGAAACCTCCTTGTAAAGGTATGACTAAAAAAATTGTAGAAGAAGCATATCCAGGATTACTCTAATGCCCCTATATACAATACGTAACAAAAAAACACAAGAGTCTTTTGATGTGATTATGACTTGGGTAGAGTTACAGGAAATGCTAAAAGAAGATCCAGATTTAATTCAACAATTAACTACACCTGGCTTTGTCCAAGCTGCTAAAACTCCTTTACGACAAGCTGGTGAAGGTTGGAGAGATCATTTAAAACGAATTAAAAAAACTTCAGGGAGAGGTAATACTATCAATGTTTAAACTGTCTAGTAGATCAAAAGGAAAACTCGAAGGAGTTCATCCTGATATGGTTAAGGTGGTCGAAACGGCCATTGGCTTGACCAAAATCGACTTCGGTGTGACATATGGGGTGCGAACAAAAGCCGAGCAAGAAAAGCTCGTAGCATCTGGTAGATCACAAACAATGAAGTCAAAACATCTTATTCAAGACTCTGGTTATTCACATGCTGTAGATGTTGTTGCATATGATGGATCAGATGTTGTTTGGGAAATAAATGTTTATGATGATATATGTGATGCATTTAAAGCTGCAGCTGAAAAACATGGTGTAGCCATTAAATGGGGTGCTGCTTGGTCTGAAGGAGATATCAGATCATATCCAGGTACTGCAGAAGATGCAATGATGAAATATGTTGATTTAAGAAGGAGTCAAGGACGTCGACCATTTATCGACGGTCCGCACTTTGAACTTATGTAAAGGAGTTTCTTACATGCCTAAATTCTCGCGCTTTGATCCACGCAACAAGAGAAAAGGGAGGAATAAGTTAAGATCAAAATTAGGATTAAACAATCCAGTAAGAATGAAATTCACAGATAGAAGAAATTATTATAAACAATATAAAAAAATGGGGATAAGATTAAATTAACGGTTGACCTTTATGCCTTTTTATAGTATAAAGAGGCATGAAAGGAAAATTTATGAATAAATTTGATAAAAATGAAAAAGTAATTCTTACGGATGTAGACGGAGTTTTACTTAATTGGGAATGGGCTTTTAAAGGTTGGCTTAAAGAGCACGTTTGGTTTAGAGAAGGTAGAGAACTAAAAGAAATCGTACCTGGTAGCTACGAAATGAATGAACGATATGGTCTTACCGTTGATCAAGGTAAAGAGTATGTCACAATGTTTAATAAATCAGCTGCAATTGGATTTCTACCTCCTCAAAGAGATGCAATGTATTATGTTGATTTACTTCACAGAAAGCATGGATTTACTTTTCAAGTAATCACATCTTTATCAAAGAATGAACATGCTTGTCATTTAAGAACAGAGAATTTAAAAAAGCTGTTTGGTGAGACAGCTTTTAGAGGTTTTACATATTTGGATACAGCTGCTGACAAAGATGAAGCGTTAGCAGTATATAAAGATTCAGGATTAATTTGGATAGAAGACAAACTTATGAATGCAGAAGCAGGATTAAAAGTTGGTTTAGATTGTTATCTACTTGAGCATGGTCATAACATGCATATGACTAATCCAAACATCAAACTTGTAAAAAACTGGAAAGATATTTATGAACTCATCACCTAAGTCACTCGAAGAATTGTTAACACTACGTTCCACTTGGGAAGACATAGTTATTAGATATAAGATTCCTGAAAAGCAAGGAACCCTAGATAATTTACGGTGGTTTGTTCAGAACGGACAAACTAACAATAGATTTAGGAAACGTTGCAAGGAAGCTATAGACCTTGCAAAAACAATTTTGGAGGAATACGAAAATGGCCGCCGCAAAGAAATTACAACCGGGATCAAAGTGGGCTCACCTTGATCGTGACGGTGATGGAGAAATAACAGACGCGGAGATTGCTATGGAAGAACGTATGATCGAATTAGAAGACATGCGTAGTGATATGGAAAATGAAGACGCTAAGCAGGATGCGCAGAGAAAAATGGCGTGGTTCGCATTGTGGGGAATGTTACTTTACCCGTTTGCCGTAGTATTAGCTATTTGGTTAGGATTGGGACAAGCAGGTTCTATTCTAGGCGATATGGCAGCAGTGTACTTTGTATCTGTTGCTGCAATAGTTGCAGCTTTCTATGGAAAGGAAGCTCTGACTGCAAAAAACAAAACCTCACCTAAAAAAAGAGTAGAGGTGGATGAACGATAACAATTAAAAGAAAGGTTACACAGCATGAATTTTTTCAAAAAAATTCTACTTGCAGTGCCATTAGCATTGCTCGCATTTTCGCCTGCGTTTGCAGATAAACTAAAAATTGGATTTGTATATGTTGGTCCTACCGGAGATCATGGTTGGACATATATGCATGATCAAGGACGACTAGCTATTGTTGAAGAATTTGGTGATGATGTTACAACCACTTATGTGGAATCAGTAGCTGAAGGTCCAGACGCTGAAAGAGTAATGAGACAAATGGCTTTATCTGGCCATGATATGATCTTTGCTACTTCTTTTGGATATATGGACGCTATGTTAAAAGTTGCAAAAGATTTCCCAGATATCAAATTTGAACATGCAACCGGATACAAAACCGCAGATAATATGGCTGTGTATTCATCTAAGTTTTATGAAGGTAGATATGTCCAAGGAGTTATTGCTGGACATATGAGTAAAAAAGGAAAGGCTGGTTACATAGCTTCATTTCCTATACCAGAAGTAATTCGTGGTATTAATGCTTTTTGGCTTGGCGCAACATCTGTGAATCCAGATTTCGATATTGATGTGATTTGGGTTAACACATGGTACGATCCAGGTAAAGAAGCAGATGCTGCTAATGTATTGATTCAACAAGGTGCTGATATTATAACACAACATACTGATTCTCCAGCTGCTTTACAAGTTGCTGAAAAGAATAATATTAAGGCATTTGGTCAAGCATCAGATATGATTAAATTTGCACCAAAATCTCAGTTAACTGCAATCATTGATGATTGGGGTCCTTACTATGTTGAAAGAGTAAGAGCAGCACTAGATGGCACTTGGGAATCTTCTGATACTTGGGGTGGTATGGATACAGGAATGGTTAAGATGGCTCCATTCACAAACATGCCAACTGATGTAGCTCACTTAGCAGCAAGAGCTGCAAAAGAAATTGAACTTGGGAAACTAGATCCATTTGGTGGTAAGTTTTCTGATATTGAGCTATTAGGAATGGAAGATTATCTTCCTGGCTTAGATGCAATGAAACCTTAAAGGAATCCTTTGTTATGAAAAGACTTATATATCAAGTCTATGTAGGAAATAGATCGAGGCTATATGACCATTGTGTAGCCTCGGTCAAAAATTATTGTAGAGAACATGGTATATCTCATGTTGTTCAAACTTTTCCCATTCTTAGTATAAAACCAGATGTGTTTGCTACTAATCGTAGTACAGAATCATATATGAAGCATGGGGGTTACCTTCCAATATTTGAAAAAGAAAATGCATTTGATTACTTGAATCAATTCGATCAAATAGGTATAATAGATGCAGATATATGGATACGACCAGGATCACCTAATATATTTGATTCTGTTCCATTAGAATATGACTTTGGAGGAGTAGTAGAAAGAGATATGCCTATTACAGAACAGTATAGGCAAAAGATACATAATTACTCTCATATGCAATATTCTAATATCAAACTAGATTGGAAATGGAATCAATCTGGCGCAGAGTTTTTTAATATGGGTATGATGATATGCAATAAAAGTATTGCTAAATACCTTAAAGGACAAACACCAAAACAATTTATAGAGAGAGCAGAGCATAAAGATTTTGTAGATGGTATAGGTAATTGGAAATGGTCAACAGATCAGACATTACTTAATACTTGGGTTAAGAAAGAGAATATGAAAATTAAACCGTTGACTTATAAGTGGAATGCATTGTATAGTGCTATTATTCCAGAGATGATGAAAGATGCACATTTCATACATTTCTTTCTTAAAGATAAATTACCTCAACGTGGGGAGAACGTTGAACAATTAATGGAGATGGTTAAATGAAATTAAGTGATTTTAATAAAAGGTTTGGAGAAGGTACAGACTTTGATTTAGATTGGGGTAAGTTAATTATACTTGGTCTCTGCATTTACATTGCAATACAGGTATCATAATGGAATATTACACAGTAACATATGAGGTTGATGGACCAGATATAGCTGATGCAGCTCACAATATTGCTATAGGCCAAAGTATTGGTAATCCTAATATTAGATCTGAAATAGAGACAGCAAACAATATTAAAGAAATGGAAGCTCTTGTAGATTCTATTGATGGTAATATTGTTAAGATTAAATTTCCTCTAAAGGCTTTGAAGTGGCCAAACATATCTCAGTTGCTGTGTATTATTCAAGGTGGACAATCAGATATTGAATGTGTACAAAAATGTCGTGTAATTGATATTGAAGGCTTGCCATGGATGAACGATCCGGTTCTTGGAATGGCTAATATGAAAACAAGATGTAGTGCTGAGAGTCGTCCATTATTTGGTACAATCATCAAACCTAAAAGTGGTTTAACAAAAGATCAGTTAGTTACTATTACTGAACAAATGATTGATGGTGGAGCTGACTTTATCAAAGAAGATGAGATTATGGCTGATAATGATTACCTTCCTTTATGGGAAAGAGTATCTGCTATATCTAATTTAATTTCTAAAAAGAATTCAAAAGTAGTATATGCTTATTGTATTAATGCAGATCCTTTACAATTAGTAGATAACCTACAGACTGTGAGAGCTACAGGTGGAGATGCTGTTCATATTAATTTCTGGTCAGGATTAGGTTCATATACTACAAGTAATGAAATGGGATTAATTACTCATTTCCAAAGATCAGGTATTCGTATTCTTACAGATCCTGATAATAGATTTTCTATATCATGGCCTACAATTGTAAAATTATTTGTAATGGCTGGTGTTGATACTGCCCATGTTGGTATGCTTGGTGGTTATTATCCAGAAGGTGAATCTGAAGAAGAAACACTAGAAGCAATAGAATTGTGTTCTTCTAACGATCGTGTAGCAGCTTTAAGCTGTGGAATGAATCCTGTCTTAGCTAAAGAGATTAGAGAGCGTATTGGTAACAATTGGTTAGCTAATGTTGGAGGATGGTTACATACTGGAGACAGTATATATGAAAAAGTGAATGAAATGAGGAAAAGTTTGGATGAACCATTATGACAAGGTTTTAGTTACAGGAGGGTTTGATCCTCTCCACAGTGGACATATAAGATTATTTAAGGCAGCAAAAGAAAAAGGAAAAAAACTTATTGTTGGCTTAAACAGTGATGAATGGTTACGAAGAAAAAAAGGTCGGCCATTCATGGAATATGAAGAAAGAGAAGCTGTTATATCCAGTCTTTCTATGGTAGACAGAGTTATCGAATTTGATGACTCAGACGATACTGCCTGCAATGCAATCTATCAGTTAATATCTAAAAATAGCGACAGACAAAGAATTTGTTTTGCGAATGGTGGAGATGTTACAAAAGAAAACTGTAAAGAATATGAAGTATATGGTAAAACTCATTATGTTCAATTTGAATTTGGTGTAGGTGGAGATTATAAAAGAAACAGCTCTAGGTGGATATTAGATCAATGGAAAGCTCCCAAGACTGAAAAGAAATGGGGATACTATAAGATTATCCATGAGAATAATGACCTTAAATCTAAAATAAAAGTAAAAGAGTTATCTGTCAGACCTGGTGAAAGTCTAAGTATGCAGAAGCATCACGATCGTAGTGAACATTGGTTTATTATGCAAGGTGAAGCTACTATATGTACTATTAACGACCATAATACTGATTTAGAATACAAGGGTAAATATAAAAAACATCAATGGGTTAATATTGGTGTAGATGAATGGCATATGCTTACAAACGAAACTAAGAATACATTGAAACTTATAGAGATTCAATTTGGCAAAGATACTGCAGAAGAGGATATAGAAAGACTAGATGTTTCTGATATGGCTATAATAGGAGAAAACTGATATGATGAATGTACAAGTAAACAAAGATGCACCTAACATCTTTGGATTAATTCCACCTAACTCTGTTGGAGCAGAAATTGGAGTTTGGATGGGGAATACTTCAGAAGGTATTTTATCACGAGTTAAAGGGATAAAAGAAATTCATTTAGTAGATTCATGGTCAGTTGTGCCTTACAAAAATAATAGTGAAATGTCGTTTCAAGAATACATTGCTAGGTATCAAGAAATTACAAATGAGATTAGTGAAGCTGGGTTTATGAATTACTATGAGCAAGTTTATAAACACGTTTTAGACAAGTTTAAATTTGAACCTAGAGTTAAGATTCATAGAATGCTATCTACTGATTGGTTTGAGATGATGAAGAAAGAACATCTAGAATTGGATTGGATTTATATTGACGGAGATCATTCATATGAAGGATGTTTGTCTGATCTAAGAAATGGGTTGTCAATGCTTAAAAATGGTGGTATGCTGTTTGGTGATGATTATAAATGGCCAGGAACTAAATGGGGTAAACCTGGTGTAACAAAAGCTGTGGATAAGTTTAGAGAAGAGAATCCATTGTTGATGCAATTTAGTAGACATGGTGAAACACAGTTTGCAATTAAGAAAGCTATTGAAGTATGATGAATATTGTTATTCCTATGGCCGGAGCAGGAAGTAGATTTGCTGAGGCTGGATATGAAGATCCGAAACCATTTATTAAAGTTAATGGTAAACCTATGATAGAGTTAGTTCTTGAAAATCTAGGATTAGATGGTAAGTATTATTTTATTGTCCAAGCAGATCATTGTGTAAAATATAACCTCCATGAAAGATTGAGAGAAGTAAAACCTGATTGTGAGGTTATCGAGATTGACCATATGACTGAAGGAGCAGCAGAAACTGTAATGTTAGCAGCTGGTATGATTGATAATGACACACCTCTGTTTACTGCAAATAGTGATCAATGGGTGAAGTGGGGGTCACAAGACTTTATTAATAGAGTTATGCAGAGTGATGCTGATGGTGCTATACCATGTTTCAAATATGATAAGCCTAGTGCATCATATGCTAAAATAGAAAATAAAGTTATTACTGAAGTAGCTGAGAAAAAAGTAATTTCTAATGATGCAACTGTAGGATTTTATTGGTGGAGAAGAGGTTCAGATTTTGTAAAGTATGCTCATCAAATGTTTGAAAAAAATATTCG